GAGCTTTGAGCAATGCGCGGCGCGAGCTGATGGAGGGCAGGTATCATGACTTCATGACCCGGAAAAGGCGCGACAGGCGGTTTGATCGCTCCCTAGAACGCGCCATGAGGACGGGCGAGCCGCTTTCACAGCGCCACATCGATCGCATCCTGGAGCGCTACAGTGACCGGCTGCTTATTTTGAGAGGCGAGACCATCGCGCGGACAGAATCATTGAACGCGTATACGGCAGGGCGCGAGGAAGCCAAACGTCAGCTGATCGAGAGTGGCAAGGTTGCGCCCGAGTACGTCACTCGCCGATGGGATGCGACAGGCGACATGCGCACGCGCGAGGACCATATACGCATGCACGGCACTACGGTCACAGGGTTGGAGCCGTTCACGATGCCGGACGGCTCGCAGATGATGGCCCCGCGCGATACGTCGCTCGGTGCAGGGCCAGAGCAAGTCATCAATTGTCGGTGCCTCGAGGTGCTGGAGATTGATTTTATCGGCAACTCGGCGAGGCTAGTATGAGCTTCAGCGCACAGGTGGAGAGGATGGCAAAGGTCGCGAATGCGCGCATGATCGCCACGTTTCAGCAATCGACGCAAGAGGTGATTAACACTGCGCAAACGCCGACTGCTCAGGGCGGCAGAATACGGGTGGATACCGGATTTTTGCGCAACAGCGGGCGAGCATCATTGGTTGATTTTCCCGTTGGGCCAACGCGGCCACAGCCGGGCGCACAATATGACTGGTCGGCGAATGAGCAAGATATGGTGTTGACCGTTGCGAATGCAGAATTAGGCGATACGGTATATTTCGGCTGGACAGCTGATTACGCGCGCATTCGTGAGGTGCATGACGGGTTCCTGCAGGGAGCGGTCAAGGACTGGCCACAGATTGTGAGCAGAAACGCGGCGAGCGCAAGGGCACGAATCAAATGACAATCAAATATAGCAAGCGCCGAAGCGTGTTGATTGTGGCCGATGGGCCAAGCGCGACAGTCATGCGCACTATGTACGTGCCCCAAGAGATATACGTTATCGGAGTAAATGGTGCGGTGCAGTGGCTGCCGCGCGTTGATGCGTTTTTCACGCTGGACCCGAGCGAGCGCAACAGGTGGCTGATGCAAAACCAGCGGCCCGGCGTGCGCTATTTCGCGGCAGTGCCATCAGATTACGGCACAGCAGAAGCGGCAAGTCCAGCGCATGGGCCGCCCAAAGAGCGCAACGTAACGTTCCTGCGGCGCGTCACTGCTGGCGGCGTCATGGGCAGCGCGGAGGGCATGAGCAACGACCAGGCAGCAATCCACAGCGGCAACAGCGCGTGGGGTGCGCTTGGGATTGCGCATCACATGCAGGCGAAGCGGATCGGCATTGTCGGCGTTGATGGCAATCAGGAGCCGCGCGTATCAGGCGGGCGGCCTAATAATCTTGATCATCTGCCGTGGCTTTTCTCAACATATGACGGGCCGGCAGAAGTGCGCAACGGATCGCCGCGTAGTGCCGTTCAGTGCTTCACAAAGCATTCAGCAGCGGAGGTGGTGCAATGGTTACTGTAACCTGTGTGCTGCGCTCTGGTGGCGTTTTCAAGCGCCTGCACGTGGATAAGCTGCGTCGGTCGGTGGAGCGGTGGTTGAGCGCAAAACATGAGTTCGTTTGCTTGGATGATGACAAATTAGAGCATGGCTGGCCGGGCTGGTGGTCAAAGATCGAACTGTTCAAGCCGGGCAGGTTTTCGGGCCGCGTGCTGTATATTGATCTGGACAACGTCATTTGCGGTCCGCTTGACCCGTTGATTTACGGCACGGGGCCGGTCTTCATGCGCGATCTGCATGTGGACATGATTTCAAGCGCGGTTATGGCGTGGGATGCTGGCGACCTAGATCACATTTACGAATCGTTCGCAGCTGACCCGGAAGACGCGATGGACGGCAAGCACCGACCGGCAGGGCAGGCGATATACGGCGATCAGTCATGGATCCATAAGCAGATGCGCGGCAAGCCCTATCAGTACATGCAGCACATCAGGCCGGGCAGCATCTGCAGCTGGCGTGACGAGCCAGGCAAAGCTTCGATTGCGTGCTTTTTCCATCGCGACAAACCATGGAACAGCACGGGCTGGGCAGCTGACCTGTGGAACCAGGCATGAGGTGGTACATACTCGCATCAGGCCCGTCACTGGCGCAGGCAGACGTCAGAGCGGTACGAGGCCGCGGCGTTGTCTGCGCCGTCAATAATACGATATTTGCCGCGCCGTGGGCTGATGTGCTGTTTGCGGCAGACACAGACTGGTGGAAGGAATACGGGCGGCAAGTCGCAGGCATTAAAGCGAAAAAGATCGCTGTATGGCCGCGCGCGAAAAACTATGGCGCAACGGAGATTGTGGAATGCGAGAGCGGCACAGGATACAACGCGGAGCGCATCAGACGCGGAGGTGGGCGAGGCAATAGCGGATATATGGCGATCTGTTATGCAGTGATGCAGGGCGCTACTGATATCGCGCTGTTAGGTTTTGATATGGCGCACTCGTTTGGTAAAAAGCACTGGCACGGCGATCACCCTAAGCACATGGGCAACGCGACCAACCCGGATGAATGGATTCTGGGGTTCGAGCACCTGGCCCGTGACCTGGAATTAATCGGAGTGACAGTTGTCAATTGTAGCAGGGTTTCACGGTTGACGTGTTTCCCGCGGATGACGTTGGAGGCGCTGCATGGAGTATGACGTTTTGACCGCGGGGCTTGACGTGATATCAGAGATTCCGAGCTTGCCGCCCGCCGCATGGCCGAACATGAAGCCGGAAAACTGGCCGCCATCGGACAATTTGTGGGTTGAGGTGTCACATTTCCCCAGCGAGCCGATCGAGCATTTTTGGGGCAACATGGCACAAATCGTGTTGCGCGGATATTTTCAGATTCTTGTCTGCACCAGGCCTAACCGCGGTGTTTTGGCGCAGCAAGAGGCGTCGCGTATTGCCGGGCACTTGCCGAAAGGTACGCAGATTGGCGCGGTCTACACAGACCGGCATGGCGTGATTGCGCCGATGCTGGTCGACGATGACCGCATAGTAGTACCCGTGCGGATCCATTACCAGGGGTTCGTCACAATTTATTAAACTCATGAGGTTGAGGCAATTATGGCTACTGGACAAACAAATATCGGGGCTAAAGTCTATCTGTCAGACTCCCCATTCAATGAGGACATCGACCTGTCTGATGCGCAGGGCGCCAGCTACACGCAGTTGCCGAACGTTGGCAATGTGGACGATACGGGCGTAGATCAGGACGCGGCAGAATATCCCACTTGGGATAGGGCGCTGACGGTCAAGGGCAAGGGCGCTGCAACAGGCATGACCACCAGCATTGAGGTGTTGGACATACCCAGTGCGGGCATGACTGCGTTTCTTGCCGCTGCTGCAATCGACAATCCGGACAATTACATTCTCAAAATTGAGTGGTCTGATGGATCTGTCGAATACAACCGCGGCCTGGTGTTGTCGCCAAGCCTGCCGAAGGGAGCGAATGACGAATTTCGGCGCATTGTGTTCCCGTTTGCCATCAACCAAGAGCCGCTGTTCGACGACGCTGGCGCGACTAACACTTAATTCACCCACAACCGCCTAGCGCGGGAAGGATAATTATGAACATTGATATTTCAAATATTGCACCGAGTGAACGCGAGGTTGCGCTGCAGCATCCGGGCACTGGTGACGACCTGGGTATGATCTGGACGCTGCGCTCGCCGCACGATCCGCATGTTCTGGACGTGCAAAGGAAGTTTCAGGCGGACCGGCTGAAAAAGCGCCGGGCTGATATGAGTCCTGACGAGTTCGAGGCGTTGCAAATTCGCACGCTTGTAGCGCACGTGTCCGGATGGAGTTTCACTGATCCTAATTTGACGCTAGACGGTGAACAGCCGATATTCTCGCAGAATCTGTGTCAGCAGGTGCTGCGTAAGCATGTTTGGATTCGCGAATGGCTGAACATCGAAACCGGCAATGCCGCTGATTTTTATCGCGGCTCGGAGAACGGCTAGGTGACCTGGTCTCGTACACAGTCCGCACGCGGTTATATCGCAACGCGGCAGGCGAGACCACAGAGGACATTGCCCGGCGGTTTGGGCAGCCCCTACCGCCGGAGCCGGACCTGCCGAGCCATGCCGATTATTTGTGGCGCTGGTACTGGGATGTGCACGGACGGAGGCAGTATGGAGCGACAACGACACCGGCCCCGCTGACGTGGGCGGAGCTGGAAGCGTGGCAGCGGTGGCGACAGATTGAGCTGACGGCGGACGACAAAGCCGTCATTGAGCAGATGGACGTAGCGTTGGTGACAACGTGGGCGCAATTAGCGGAACAGGAAAGAGCGGCGGAAAATGACAGAGATCGCTAACTTAGCACTGACAGCAGACAGCACCGGCGTAGTGCGTGCGACAGGCGACCTGGACAAGTTGGCAGATTCTGCACGCAAGGCAGAAACGACCGCACAGCGCCTACAGCGGCAGATGACGCAGTTTGGAAGCCAGATGCAGTCAGTCGGTCGCGGCCTGTCAGTGGGTCTTACAGCCCCGCTGGCAGGGTTCGCTACGGCTGGAGTGATGGCGTTTTCCAAATTTGATGACGCGATCACAAAAAGCTTGGCGATCATGGGCGATTTGACCGACACCATGCGCGATGACGTCATTGCCACAGCTCGACAGCTCGCTACCGAGTCCACGTTCAGCGCTGAGCAAACAGCCGAAGCGTTTTATTTCCTATCTGCTGCTGGACTTGATGCGAGCCAGTCTATTTCTGCACTGCCGCAGGTTGTGGCGTTCGCTGAAGCCGCGGCGTTCGACCTGGCGAGAGCAACAGACCTGGCGACTGATGCGCAATCTGCGCTGAGCCTGACAAGCAACGATGCCGCGCAAAACCTGGAGAACCTGACCCGAGTTACTGACGTGTTGGTCGGCGCAAACACGCTGGCAAACGCGAGTGCAGAACAGTTTTCCGAGGCCATCACCAACAAGGCCGGTAATGCGATGGCCCAGCTTAACATCGAGATTGAGGCTGGCGTTGCTGTGCTCGCTGCATGGGCTGACCAAGGTGTTAAGGGCGCAGCGGCGGGCGAGCGGTTCAACATCGTGACACGCGACCTGCAGCGGGCAGCGAGAAACAACGCAGATGAATTTCGCCGTTTTGGTGTGGCGGTGTTCGACGCGTCCGGTAATTTCCGGGATATGGGCGATATTGTGGCGGATCTGGAGCGCGCGCTGGGCGGCATGAGCGTAGAGCAGCAGGGCGCGACGCTGGAAATGATGGGGTTCCAGGACAGGTCGGTCCAAGCGCTGCGATCACTTTTGGGCCTGTCCGACACCATCAAGGATTATACCGGCGAGCTGCAGCAGATGGGAGGGGTGACCCAAGAGGTCGCAGACAAGCAGATGCAGTCATTCGCGTCACAGATGGCGGTTCTGCGATCTGAGATTAACGACGTATTTATCACGATCGGCGAAGGGCTGGTTCCGGTCATTCGCGAGCTGCGCGACGAGACG